TCCAACGCCGTTTGGGTTTTTCGATACTGACTCCGAGTTTCAAACCGAAGCAGATGCTGTTGTAACTTTCACTAAGAGAAAACTTGGTGATGATATACTAAGCGTTGAACTCACTAAAAAGCAAATATGGGCTTGTTTAGAAGAAGCTGCTTTAGAATATTCACGGATCGTTAATGAAGCTGACGCCAAGTCACAATTAAATAATCATCTAGGATACCCAACAGGTAGCAACGTTCAAGGCTTATTTCCTAAGCAAAACTTAGAGTACCTCCTTAGGATGGCAGAACCATACTCTATGGAGGCGGGGATTGGTGGTTCATATAACGATGTAAGTGGATCTATACAGCTCGTAGCGAACCAACAAGACTACGATATCTATACTGATTTAAAAGCTGCTGATGGCAGTCTTATCGTTTCAAGCAGCGCCAACAACCCACGTAATAAAATGAGAGTTAAAGAAGTTTTCCACTTTAACCCTCAAGCAGCTTATAGATTTTTTGATACAACCTCCGCCGTAAATTACATGAATAATGAATTTGCATTTGAGTCATTTACTCCAGAAACAGTGTTTTACGTTCTACCTGTTTTTGAGGATGTTTTAAGAGCTGGTCAAATGGACATATCTAATAGGGTTAGAAAGTCTAATTATTCATACCGTATTACAGGAACTAAGATACGTATATTTCCAATGCCAACTGGAGAAATGGAAAATAAAAAGTTATGGCTTAGAGTTGCCTTTAATCCAGATCCCTACAATCCTGATGTAACAGATGAATCGATTTACGGCACATCAAATCTGTCAAACATTCCTTTCGGTAACTATGAGTACAAAAAAGTTAACTCCTTAGGCCGCCAGTGGATAAGGCAGTTTTGTACAGCTCTAGCAAGGGAATTATTAGGTCAAGTTAGGTCTAAGTTTTCCCAGGTACCTATTCCAAATGCTGACTTAACTTTAAACGGTCCAGCACTAATTAGTGAAGGTCGAGAAGACCAATCAAGGTTAAGAGATCAATTGGTTGAGTTACTTGATGGCTTGACATACGGAAAGCTGCTAGAAGGACAAGCTGCTGACGCTGAAAATATTATGAGAACCCTAAAGACAATGGCAATGCCTTTGGGCAAAGCCATCATAGTTAAGTAGACGGAGGAAGAGTGGCCCGTTTATTCATTACGCCTCGAGAGCAAGATTTAATATCTGATCTTACTAAAGAGATAATCAAGGATGTAGCTGGTCAAAAAATATATTACTACAGGGTTATGTCTGAAGTCACAAACATTCATGATGTGTATGAAGAAGCCCCTGATAAACATTTTGACATTCCCATAGAAATTGAAGCCCGAGTGGAATGGTCGCCACAGGAAGTCGCAACAAATAGATTCGGTACTGAAAAGACTTCAACAATATCAGTATATCTTCACTATAAAGATTTAATAGACAAAGAAATAGAAGTTAAAGAAGGAGATTATTTTTCTTACGGCAGCTCTTTCTTTGAGATAACAACAACATCATTTCTGGCAGAAATATTCGGTGAAATAGAATACAAGACAGGTGTCAAGCTTGTCGGTAAACAAGCTCGTAAAGGACTTATTGACAAAGAACCTATCGGTCCTACAGACGAAGGTGTTGGTGATAACGACGCAATACAAGACAAATTTGTACAACAAAGAGGCGAGTCTGAAAATTCTCTTGGTGAAACAGGAGATGTTAGAGCGTTACAAGAACAAGGCAAGCTCGATGCTCCTGCAGAAGGCCCACGAGAAGTATCTCCAAGAGGAGATGAAGACGATATAAGCTCTTCATTTTATGGTGATTAATGACTACTAGATATTCAAACAAAAACTCTGAACCAGGCTCAGGATACACTGATCCTGTAGAGTCTGATTTCTCAATGCCTTCATGTACTATAGAGGATGTTGACAGAGGAGTATTTAATCTATTTGATAGAGAGCTGCCTTTTTTCTACAAACAAAAAACAGCGAATAAAAAGGTACCAGTCATATTCGCCACTGGTGAACGCTTTGCGTTATTAGCTCGTAACAAGCCTCTAAGAGATAAAGACGATGCTTTAATACTTCCATTGATATCAGTTGTTAGAACAGGTATAGACCAAGAAGGCGCCAAAGGTACCGGTCTTTTTCAAGGCGGACCTATTAGGGTAAAAGCCCAGTTGTCTAGTGAAGATCCAATTTATCAACGTCTTCAAAACAGGCTAGGGTTTAAAAACTCTGATGATATAGCCATATCTCCTGGTACAACTACAGACGCCGGTCTAGGTGGGTCAACTACCCCAGGCCGGATAGCAACTAGAAGATCTGCTCCTCCGATCACGGTATCAGCACGAAGTGGAACTATACTCTCACCTAACATTTCAAAAAATATATTTGAGTTTATAGAGATCCCACCAATAAAGCAATACACTGCAAGCTATGAAATAACATTCTGGTCTCAATATACGCAGCAAATGAACTCTATGCTCACTGTTATGATGAATGGGTATGTAGAGAACCGGCGCCGAACCTATGTTATAGAAACCGCTGAAGGCTACAGATTTACAGCGTATGTTGACGCAAGTCTAAGCCCGCAAAATAATTTTGATGATTTTACTGATGCTGAAAGACTAGTTAAGTACACATTTAATATGTCGGTTACTGCCTACCTTGTTGCAGCGCAAGAACCTGGAATGCCAGTTCCATTTAGGAAAACTGTGTCTGCGCCAGATATTTCTTTCGATGTTTCATCTTCAGGCCGCGGCGCGCCGGCCCCCTTACCATCTGCCGCGATACCATCCGGCGATCCATTTCAATACGTATTACAGGATTTGCAAACAAATGCTGATGGTTCCCCTCCAGCGTCAATAGCGGCCTCTACGCCATCTATTACCACTGGTTTTCCTGGAAGTCCTGTAGCTTCTATCGGCGGTAAAGAATCTGATTTGGGCAATTCGAGTCCCACCGCTATAATTACTGATATAGACCCCTTCACAGGTAAAAAAGAGAAAAGGTTTATCTTAATGTCCGCAACGACTCCTAATAAAGGAGAGACCGTTTTTAGGTTTGGACTTAAGGAGCCTGAAGGAATTGCAATTGACTTGGGGAAACTACTTGAAGATTGATTTTGTAATAAAAGACATTTCGCTATCTCACCGAATAGTTATTTGTGATAGCTTAAGATCCAGGAGACCTGACTAATGGCCGAACAAACATTTAGATCACCCGGTTTTTTCGAACGTGAGATCGATGCATCTCAAAGACAAACGGAAACCGTGGGAACCCCCGCAGGCGTCGTAGGCACCGCCCAGAAAGGTCCTGCGTTCATCCCTGTCACAGTTGGTAGCACAGCTGATTTTATCAATAAATTTGGAGCGGTGGATTCAGAGAGATTTGGACCCTATGCCGTAGAAGCATTTCTTGCTAATAGAACAGCGCTAACGTTCGTAAGAGTACTCGGAGCCGGTGCAAATGAGACAACAACAGATATTCAAAGCACACAAAATACAGGGCTAGTAAAGAACGCAGGATTTAAAATAGATCCTGCAATCTCTGCTGCCACCTCTGCCTCAAACGGAGCAGTGCAATTTTTGGTTGCTAGACATCACGTGTCATCATCCACAGATTTCTCTTACCCTATATTCAATGATAACCCTTCCTTTGATCTCAGTGCATCTGGGGACAAAGCAGACTTGGTCCGTGCCGTTATTTTAACAGCATCTGGGTCAAGAGTACAGGTGCTTAATATTGGAGAGACATGGGGCAACTCGTTAGACCAGAATGCTGATTTAGAAAGTAGCAACTTTACTTTTGCATTGGCAATATCGTCGTCTGCCGGTGCAGAGTATACCAGCAAGTTTAAAGATATCGCCGGTGTAGGAATTAACATTCTCACTGCGTCTCTTAATCCAACACACCAGTCATACATCACTAATGTATTGAACACAGACCCGTTAAAGTTTGAAGAGGAAAAGCATTTACTTTACCTTGATTTTGCGGTTGAAGATGAAATTGCTTCTGTCGATTATCTGGCCACACCAGGTATATCGATACTTTCTGGTTCATCAGTGTCAATGGCAGCTGCATTATCAGGCGAAGATGCAAAGGCACTTAGCGCATTTGGTCGGTTTGATACTCGGTATACAACGCCAAAGACTCCAGCAATAATATCACAGCCGTATGGTAGCAAAGAGCATGACTTGTTCCACTTTGAGACGCTATCTGATGGCGCTTGGGGTAATGATCAAGTTAAGGCTACTATAGCTAATATAAAGGCATCAACAAACGGCAATTACCCTTACCCTTCATTCGAAGTACAAATTAGACGATTTAATGATTCTGATTTAAATCCTGAAGTGCTTGAATCATTTCCTGCATGTGTATTAGATCCTGAATCAACAGACTTTGTTGGACGAAAAGTTGGTGATTATAAAGCACGTTATAACTTCGATGCTTCAACACCTTCTGAGAAAAGAATTATTGTTACCGGTCGTTATCCTAACGTATCAAACTTCGTAAGGGTTGTTATAAACGATAACGTTTATAACAAGGAAGTACCTTCTGATGCATGTCCATTCGGCTTTAAGGGTGTTCCTGTAATAAAGACATCGGACGCTCTTACAGACCGCCTGCACTCTGCTCTCACAGTGAATGGGGTACAATATGGTAATACGGGCAACCAAAGAATGTGGGGTGCTGATAAGCTTACCACCCGGTTTGCCTTAACAGGTTCTATTGTTCCGCCGCTTCCTCTACGTTACAAGCTAACACGTGGACAGTCTAAGGACGGTTGGTTCTCCGGTTTTCCTGGTGAAAAAGAGCTTGTTGATAGACGGCTTAATTGGGGCGTCAAATTT